GTGCAAATTGGCTACATTCGGGTATCAACAAACGACCAAAACACCGATCTGCAAAGAAATGCGCTGATAAGTGCAAATTGTGAGCAGGTTTTTGAAGATAAAATGAGCGGAACGAAAGCCAGGCGTCCGGGGCTAAAACGAGCGCTGAAAGCGTTAAAAACGGGTGATACCCTGGTTGTTTGGAAACTGGATCGGCTGGGGCGATCCATGCGCAATCTTGTGCTGTTAATAGATGAATTGCGTCAACGGGGAATACATTTTCGTAGTCTTACTGATAGCATCGACACAAATACCCCAATGGGGCGATTCGTGTTTCATATTATGTCTGCGCTTGCTGAAATGGAGCGTGAATTGATAGTTGAACGGACGTTGGCCGGATTAGTTGCGGCCAGGGCAAAAGGTCGAATCGGTGGGCGGCCTCCAGCGCTGACGTTAGATGACAGGGAGATTATTGCTAAGCTGTTAGCTAATGGACACTCCAGAGCGCAGATCTCAATTATCTACGGCATTGGTATGTCAACGCTCTATAAGTATTTTCCAGCTGGTAAGCAGTAATCTATTTTTACGTGTAAAATGATTTTGTTTAATTTGCAGCCGGAATGCTGCATTCATATAGGGAAATAATCAAGTTACAGGGAGGTATATCTATGTGGCGTGATGCAATCATCCGCTTCCCGTCTGAAATAAGCGCTATTAACTGCGCCATTGTGCCGGTGAATCCGTGGGTTTATGGCGTCGGCCAGAAAACGGCAACCGGCAGCTATCTAAGCCCGGCTAATGCTGTGGTGTATCTGGCCGACCGGTTGCAAATCGTAGTCGGTGAAACAGAAGTCACGGTGTTTATGGTCTGTAGTACCACCCATGATGATTTTATGCAGCGGTTAAATGCTATGACTGCGGTATTTCCGGCGCCGGCGTTTACCCAGGTTGCTCGCGTGGCACAATCGGTCGCCGAGTTGGATACGGTCAAAATGCAGTTGCCCGCCAAAAGCCAAACATTGCCCGCCACTGTGCCGCTGTCCATATCAACCAGTCGCCAGGCGCTGAACGCACAGCGCATTGCTGCCGCCCAGCAGCTGGCAGCTGGAAGCAGCGGTATTGAGGGCATCAAAGGACAATTAGCCGGTTTTGCCGCCGAACGCGGCAATATGCTGGCGAAAATCAGCCAGGGCTTAAGCGAGTTACAAGCAGGTAGCGCCCGCGCCTGGGTATTCACAGGAAAAGGACAAGGCAGCGTAATCGCTGCTGAAATGGTGAAAAACATTCCGCAGCCGTCAGCGGTTTATACCGTGGCCATGATGTTTGTGGGCGATTCACTCAATGCACTGGAAGGCATGATCCATGAGCCAAATTATCACGCTCGCCCTTGATGGCGAGGCTATACCTCTACGCAGTCTGACTGTCACCCCGTCTATGCAGTTTCAGGAACAAGACCAGTCTGGCCAGACGTCCAGCACATCTAACGCAGAGCAGGGCATCAAGCCTAAAGAATTGCGGGTGTCCGGCATCATCCCATTTACCGAAGCGAAAGTGTTAACGCGGCTATGGGCGCTGGCAGAGGCAAAAGAGGGCGGGAAACTGAAACGTTATCGCGTGGCCAATCATACTGCGCAAGCTATCAACTTTCGTCTTGCCACGTTTACCGGATCGATTGATGCGCCGAAACAGGACGGTAAGCAGGCATGGCTGGTTACGTTTACCTTGCGTGAGCATGTCAGCGTGGCAGAAAAACGGGATACCCGCGCCGGAAACAAAGCGGTAGCACAAAAGCAAACGCCAGGCGTAAAAGGTGGGGGTAATGCGGCAGAGAGCGACGAGCAATTAAGCTGGTTTGAACGCAAAGTGTTGAAACCGGTGAATGATGCGCTAGGGAGTAGTGAGGGATGAAACCAGTTAAGCGGCTAATGCTGTCAGGGGACGCGGTTCACCTGGTCAGCGCTAATATGGCATTAGAGCTGAGCGCCTGCGGGCGCGGCTTCATCACGGCAGAAACAGATCAGGATTACACCGGCAAGCTGGTTCGGCTAGATGTGGGATATACCGACAGTATATTGCGATGGTTTACTGGGTACGTCGAGCGCTCACAGCCTGCTGAGAACGGCTATCAGCGGCTGTTTGTGCGTGAACTGGCAGGCGTGTTTGAACGGATATGGCCGTGCTCCTTTCAGCATCCTACGTTAAAACAGCTTGCCGCCTGGCTGGAAGAAAATAGCGGGCTAATGATGCATTTGCCGGATGCGGCGTATGTGACCACGCCGATCCCACATTTCACGCACAGTGGCACCGGTTATCAACTGCTGGCCAACATTGGCGCGGCGTTCGGCGTTGAGGATTATATCTGGCAACCGTTGCCGGATGGCGGGCTATATATCGGCAGTTGGGCGCATTCGATGTTTGCCGATAGGCCCGTTGATATTCCCGCCGAGTTCAGTAAAGGCCAGGCAGCGGGCAATAGCATGACGTTGCCGCTAATTCAGTCGGTACGCCCCGGCGTTGTGGTTAATGGCCAGCGTCTGGCGTCGGTTCGTCTGGATAATGATGATATGGTCATAACGTGGACACCGCTTAGCACGACAACCGGCAAGCGGGCGGCGGTAACACCGGCACAACGTCAGATTGATGCGGCTTACCCTGAGTTATCCGCAGGGCTGCATCTGCCGAAGTTCGCTCGCGTGGAGGCGGCAACGGAAGGTGTAACCAGCGGTGATATTGCCGATCCCTTTCGCCCGCGCTATGCCGTAGATTTGCAACTGCTGGGCGCTGACGGTAATCCGGCCAAAGACACGCCAATTTATCCCGCCGTACCGCTGCCGGTACCGATGGCAGGCGGTGAATCGGGCATGTTTCAGTTTCCGCCTGCGGGGACGTTGGTAGAGGTCGGTTTTACCGAAGGGCGCCCGGATAAGCCCTTTGTCCGGCAGACGCTGGCGCAGGGGCATAGCCTGCCGGATATCAAGCCGGGGGAACAGCTACAGCAGCAACGAGCGGAAGTGTCACAGCGTGTCACGGTGGCGGGCGATTGGGAACGGCAGACAGACCAGACAATCAGCGAATCATCCATGCGTCGCGTGGTGACAGCCGACGATGAGCATCGAACGATCGTGACCAGAGAAACTACCATCCAGGCCACGGATAAAACCACGGTGTTGGGTACCGCCACGTTGCTGGCTGGGGCGATTGTGCAGATTGCGGAAGGGGATTACAGTCTGGCCACGCAGGCGGGCTATGTGGCCAGCGTCGGCAAATCGGCTACGGTGGATATTGGCCAGAACCTGATGGAGAAAATCGGCCAGATCCGCAGCAGCATAGCCGGGGCGCGTCAGGATATCATTGCCCCGGTGGTATGGGTCGGTAGTCAGCAAATCAACGTCATGCAGTTGATGTTGGACACGCTGGACGTGGTGCAGGAACTGGCGGCACAGACAGCCGCGCACACCCATGTGAATACGGGCGCACCGCTTAACGCGGCCGCTATTGCGGCAACCGGCACCAAATCCGGGGCATTACAGAAGAAATACAGCCCGGTGATTGGTGCCTGATAATAATTGATCGACACAACCGATCAATAATCCATAATCGATCTGTATAAACGTTTATAAAACAAACTAACCCAATGTCATTATGTGATTGGATTGCAAAAAATAATGATGACATCAGGGAAAGCCAAGCCCGCCGCGTGCGGGCTTTTTTGCACCAGTCCTAAAACGCGCTCAGACGCCCCATAAAGCGCGCTGTCCACACATCACAACAACCTCAATCACCGCATCACGTCGCGTTGACGCAGTCAGCGCACACACAAAATAAACGGACGCATGACAAAATCGGCGCTACACCGCACCCGCCTGCGGTTTTCGGATCATAAACATTTTTCAGTTTTATTTTTCTACAAATGGGTACGCCAGCCCGCGCTGCTGCTGGGCTGATGGTGGAAAACCCAAACTGAAAAGATTGAAAGGAATTTCAGTATTTTTCAGTTTTTAGGATCTAAAAAGGATCTGATAAAAATCATAATCATAAGATAAATAAGGAATTTATCTGAATTTTGTCAGTTGAAAGGGGGGGGTATCGATTTTCGGATATGTTGGGGAAAAAGGCGGTAGGCCAGCAATCGCGGAGGATGCAAGCCGACCTGATAGTTTTTCAGTACTGAAATTTTTATAAGATTTATCCGAATAAAAATCGAGCTACTATAAAATCCTTTGTTCACATGGAGTGATATTTATGGCTGCAAAATGCAACTTTCATCTTAACGGACAGACTATGTCTACGCTCTTTTGCGAGGGGTTTGGATCTGTTCACGCTTTTTCGGGTAACAAGCAGGACAGGAATCAATCAAAATCTACAGCTGTGCCTTTTGATGGGCCTCTTCCAACTGGAGAGTATTTTATTTTGGATCGGAAAAGTGGCGGACGATTGGGTGGCCTTAATGATTTTATGCAGGATATTTTAGCTGGAACGCATCGCGCAGGATGGTTTGCGCTTTACCGGAATGATGGTGTCATTGATGATTTCACCTTTATCAATGGGGTTCAGCGTGGGCATTTTCGGTTGCATCCTGTTGGCCGTTTTGGGATTAGTGAAGGATGTATAACATTGCCTGATATGATCCAGTATTATCGGCTATGGAAGTTCCTTAAATCTCAGAAAATGGAGAAAGTGCCGGGGTCTTCGCTTTATCACTATGGAAGGGTGGTCGTGAAATGATTAAAAAATTAGTTGCAGCGCTTATTCTGACGTTTCCCATCTATGCTTTTGTGGGCGGTAGTGATTTGGTGACGTACTGGTTTACCCATGGCAATGGTTGGAATGTTTTCTCGCCTCTGCTTGATATGTTGCAAAAGCTGGGAGTCAGCGGTCGCGCGACAGTTATCTACGCAGTGATGCTGGTAATCAGCTTTATTTTGTCCCTGAGCCTGGTCTTCGCAATATCCGCATACATTGCCAGGCGACAAGGTAACGGATAGTGAACGGTACTTTTCGTATCCAAGAGCAAAAAATCTTGCGCGACACTTTTGTGACACGCTCCTGCACAAATAAAAAAAGCCACTCGTTCAAAAGTGGCTTAATCTCATGATCGATTATTAGTTATCCGCATCATCAGGCGTTTATTCATGCGCTGTCGCCACTTTGCCGCCACACATAAGAAAACGGGGCGACGTCTTTCGACTGTCGCCCCGCATCTTGCTGTTTTACCAGCTTTATTTGGCTGGGGTACCAGGATTCGAACCTGGGAATGCCGGAATCAGAATCCGGTGCCTTACCGCTTGGCGATACCCCAAAAATGTGGTGGCTACGACGGGAATCGAACCTGTGACCCCAGCATTATGAGTGCTGTGCTCTAACCAGCTGAGCTACGTAGCCAAATTGTACTGCCGTTTTTGTTATGTTTCAACAAAAATCTTTAAACATCAATTAGATGGCTGGGGTACCTGGATTCGAACCAGGGAATGCTGGTATCAAAAACCAGTGCCTTACCGCTTGGCGATACCCCAACAGGGCAATTACTTTTCAGTAATGCTGCTTAAATATGGCTGGGGTACCAGGATTCGAACCTGGGAATGCTGGTATCAAAAACCAGTGCCTTACCGCTTGGCGATACCCCAAAACTAAATAAAACCATTATCAAGCTTCGAAAAGCTATTTCAAGCCGTGAAAGCAATGGTGCGGGAGGCGAGACTTGAACTCGCACACCTTGCGGCGCCAGAACCTAAATCTGGTGCGTCTACCAATTTCGCCACTCCCGCAAAAGATGGTGGCTACGACGGGAATCGAACCTGTGACCCCAGCATTATGAGTGCTGTGCTCTAACCAGCTGAGCTACGTAGCCATCTTTTCCGCGTCACCTTCATCGGCGTTGCGGGGCGCATTATGCGTAGTTGGCCTAATTGCGTCAACAAATTTTTTCCCGAAAAGGGCTTACCCTGCGCCGTTTGTTTGGGTTGTGAACAGTCTGGTGAGAAAAGCGTCAAAAAGCCGGCTTTACCACTAAATCAGATAGAAAAACGGGCCTGTGCGGCCCGTTGCAATAGCGAAAAACAAAACCGGCGA